CACGGGTTGCCCCATGTCATCCGTGATGATTCGCATCTCGGCCGGATCCGCTCCCTCCTGGAAGCGTTCGCGCCGTCCCTGGTCGAGCACGTCTTTGTTCCATCCGTCCGGATCATATTCCCAATCGACGTTGATCTCGATCATCAGCGTAAGGGTACCGCCGGCCCCGGTTTCCCAAACCATTGTTGGGATCACTGAGCTGCACCGCAGCGTGCCAGCAACGTGCGACTTGCCGAAGATCATGAGCGTCTCGGAGTTCACGCAATCCATGAACGCAGATCTTGCGGACCAATCCAGATCTCCCGGCAGTCGCCAGAATTTGAAGCTGTAGGTGAGATCGGTACGCTCCCATTCAACCGGAGGGTCGAATGCATCGCCGGCGGAGTTCACCACGGGATCACCGTTGCGGTCGACGTCCAGGACAAGTTGCTTGGTACGCTTTGCGATCGAGATGATCGGGGCCCGGGTCTGAGCCGGCGTGCCTATCTCCGCGGCCGCGGGATCTGTGGCCGAACTGCCGTCGCCCTCACGAGCTGCCAGCGGAGCATTGGAGTACACGTAGTCGATCTGCCACACGTGCGGCCCGCCGTCCGGGCGGATCGACATCGAGCGGCAAGTGCAACTGGCATCGGCCGGGTGAGCCGACCAGCGATTGATACCAGCAGCCGTGACTGCTGCGGCTTCGAGAGTTTGAATTTCGCCGCTGGTGCAACCGGTGATGTCACCAAAATTGACTGTCACACCGCGAAGCTTGGTGACAAGACCATCATCGCCCACAGATCCGCCGCGGCGGTCCCATTGTTCGATGACGGTCGGAGTTGGGATAGCCATGCCGTATTTAGATCACGCCCAGGGCGGCGGCCGGCTTGTTGTTGAGCTTCTCGATCCCAGCGTTCACCTGCCGTAGCAATCCGTTCCCGTTCCGCTGCTCGGCGAGTTGCTTATCTTGGGCGCTCGCGTTCCCCTGCTGCCATTTCAGCCGAGCCGAGTAATCCTCTTTGGATCCACGCTCGACCGCGGCCGTGGGTTTGTACTCCCACTTCACCGCGGCAGATGGAGCCGCGGCCGCGGCGAGGGCCTTGCTCATTTCGTCGGAGTCTTTCTTCCCCCGCTTTGCAAACCACGTCTCGACCTGCTCGGCGCTCTTCCCGAAGTTCTTGAAGGTGCCCTGCCCCCACTCGCTCATCTTCTCGCCGTTGCGTTTCGACCAGGCGGCGAACTGATCACCGCTCGCAATGAGATCGTTGAACCATTCGGGACGCAGTTCATCCGGCATGGCTCGGCCTACCTCGGCGAGCAGCTCGGGGATCTTCGAGAAGAGAGTGAGCAGCTCGCCAACAACTACGGCCACGGTGCCGACGCCCATCACCATCCCGTCCCACACGAACGCGCCGACGATTCCGATCGACTTGAACACACCCGTGATCACCTCGCCGATCGTCGGAAACTCCCCGGTGAAACCGGTCATCTCGGAAACCCACTCGCCAACTGCGGTGATCACTTCGCCAATCGCGTCGAGGATCTCCCCGAACACGTCGGCGTACACGCCGAAGTACGCCTCGGCGGCCCGGGCGAGCCAATCGAATACCGGCTGTGCCTTCTCCAGGATCTTCGAGAACACCCCGGCGATCTTGGTAATCATCGGCGCCATCGACACAACGACGCGATTCCAGAGGCCCTTGAATGCGGCCTCGGCCTTCGGCAGAGCATCCTTCGCGGCGAGGACCTTCTCCATTTGCTTCGGATCGAGGGCCGTGCCCATCTTCCGCTGCTTGTCGATGAACTCTTGCAGCTTCGCGCCACCCTGCGCGAGAACCGGCAGGAGCTTCGCGCCCGCTTCCTCGAAAATCCCCATGGCCGCGGCTGCCTGCTGTCCTCCAGGAGGAAGCGCAGCCAGGGCGGTCGAGACTTTCAGGAGCTGCTGATCGAGCGGGAGCTTCGAGAGCTCGGCCGCGTTGAGGCCGAGACGGGCGAACATATCCGCGGCTTGCTTGTTCCCCGCGGCCGCGTCGGTGGTTTTCTTCCCGAGCTTCGCGAGCATGCCGGTGAACTGCTCGCCCTCGACCCCGGCCTTCGCGGCGGCCGCGGACAACCCCATGAACTGATCCGAGGCGATGCCGAGCCCCTTGGCCTGCTTGCCGACGTCGGCGAGTTCCTTGATCGTGCTGACGGCATCGCCGAAGAGCTTGGTGCCGCCGACCAGGGCGGCGCCGATCCCGCCGCCCAGGAGGGCGCCGCCGCCGAGCGAAGAGAAGGATTTCGTGACTTTGGATTTGAAGCTGCCGAGCGTGTTGTAGGCCTTGTCCAAGCCTGAGCTGAGGCCGTTGGTCGAGGCGACAACCTTGAGCGATGCGGCGCCGATCGACGTTCCGGCCATGTTCCTACCTCATGAGCATCTTGATCCCCGTCTGGAAATCGACCATCACGGGCTCGCGGCGCTGCTCGGCCGAGCCTCCCCAGCTCGGCCGGCAGTCCGCGGGGGACAGGTTCGCCCCCCATGCCTGCAAGGTCCGGCACACCTGATAGCTGAGCCGGAGGTCCTCACCCTCACCGCCGAACGGCTCGACCTGGTGGAACTGCCGCCAGGCGTCGAACTCTTCCGCGTCCATCCGCCGGCGGAGGTCCGCCCGCATGATGCCGAGGGCGAGACAGAGCCGCAGCTCGAAGACCTCCGCCGGCGTTAGGCTTTTCCCTCGCGGCTGTTCGCGGCGGCCGCTTGCTCGAAGAGCAACCCGAGCACATCGAGCGAGATCTCCTCGAAGGCGGGATCTTCGGCGGATTCGAAGATCGGGGTGCCGTCCTGGTCGACCAGGGAGAGCGTGAGCAGTGCCTTCCCGGCCTTCAGATCCCGCTCCGGATCCTCGGGCGAGATCTTCTCGCGGACCTGGTCGAGCTGGCGGAGCTCGCCGACGGTGAGCGGCCGCACGTAGGCGACGACGTCGCCGGCGATCTCGACGGGCTTCCTGGTGCGGATGCTGGTGAGCTTTGCTTTCATTGGAACCAAAGGTTGGGGAGTGAACGAAGCTCGTCGGCGACGTCGCCGGCGAACGGAATTACGCGGTCGGGAAGCTCGAATCGTTGGAGCCGTCGGCGACGGTGACCGAGTTCACGCGGAGCTCGAAGGACACGGACACTTCCTTGTCCTTTTCGAATTTGGCCTCGCCGATCTTCTTGAGGAACCCGGCGAGGGTGTACACGCCGGGGGTGACGGTCGCGGTTGCGCCGTCCTCGTCCGGCGAATACAGCTTCCAGGTCTTCCCCTCGATCCCGAGCAGCGCGACCAGCCGTGCGTATTCGGTCTTCGAGAAGTAGCCCTCGACCGTCACGGTGCCGTTGTCGATCAGCGTGGGGCGGTAGGTGCGATTCTTGTTCGCAGTGTTGAGGACCTTCTCCTCGTACTCGCCGATCTCGCGGGCCGGAAGGTTGACCGTCATGGCCTTGGTGAAGAACTGCTCGGCATCGGAGGCGCCGTCGTTGACGCTCACCTTCGTGCGGAAACCAATGATCGAATCGGCCATGTTGGAGCCCCGGAGTGTTTGCCGGTATGTACCGGCCTCACCCGAGCTTGCCGAATTCCGATCGGAGCTCCTGACGCGCCCTATTCAGCCAGGCGTCTTTGCCGGCCGCGTTCCATGCGTTGCTGAGGAACGGGAGTTTCCGGCTGCGCTTGGTGCCGTGCTCCAGGAGCCAGGCGTACTTGTAGGGCTTGTGCACGATCTTGGAGCCGTCGCCGCGCTTGCCCTTCTTCCGCTCGAAGCTCATCTTCGGACCGATCACGGTAACGAAGGCACCGCCCGGCATGATCTTGGTCTTCGTTCCGATCGATTTCGCGAGGAAGCCGTACCGGGCGATCGCGTTCGCCTCGGAGATCACCCGCTCGCGAATAGGCTTGGCGGCCCGATTGATCGCCCGGAATGCGGCGCTCTTGTACTTGCCCTTGAGAGTTGAGAGATCCGGGAGATCGAGCTCGCACGTGATCGCGAGCCGGAAACCGCTCAGGGCCTGAGCCATCACTGAGCGCAAATCCGGGGCGTCCATCAGTAGCTCACTTCGCAAATGGTTTCGTTGTCACCCCGCCGCACGCTTTGGATCTCCCATTCCTCGCCGGATTGAGGATCGGTGAGATAGTCGAGCGGCTTCACGTCGAGGTAGTTCCGAAGTGCGATCGTGGCCGTGGTGTTCGCCGTGGTGGCGCCGTTCTCCGTGATCGTGCCGCTCTGCCGCTCGCCCTGGTATCCGCCCCAGATGTTGACGGGGGCCGCGTAGGCGTCCGGCTTCTCGCCGAACGTGTTGGAGCTCGGCCGGCTGTGGACCGCCCAGGCGAATCGGATCGGGTAGTTGCCGGCGCTCATTGTGCCTCGACGCGCAAGGTGGTGATGGACGTCGCCGGCAGCCTGGTCATGATCTCATCGACCTTCACGGCGCCGAGGACCTCGGCGAGCGTTGCCTTCGTCAGCCGGCGCTGTTCGTTGGTCCTCAGCTCGGCCGAGAACTTACCCGGCTCGACCACGGCACCCGCCTCCAGCAGGTGCACGATCCGGCCGCGGAGTTCCTCTTGCCCCTTGAGCAACGAACGGCCGGCGTCGAACTCGGCGAGCATGGCTTGGGTGATGATCACGATGCGTACTCCAGGCCGGTGCGGTACAACTCGATCACACGTTCCCACCCTTGGGGGAGTTCGCTCGGCGCCGAGCCCTCGACGTAGGCAGTGCGGAACTCGTAGTAGTGGGAGGCGAGCAAAAGGATTGCCGTCTTGACCGTGGCCGGTACCGCCGCGCTGTTGGTCCAGCCGGCCGTGAAGTCGATGTAGGCCGGCCGCCGACGGCGATCGGAGAGCGCGGGCCAATCGTCGTCGGGCAGGTACACCACAGCCGGGATCTCGGCCGTGTCGATCGAGCAGCCGGCGAGCGTCTGGAGCAGGTCGTCGCCGTCGTAGTACTTCACCTGGTCGAGCGAGGTCACCGGTCCGATCTGGAGGTCGATATCCGTACGGAATTCGGTGAGGTGTTGGCGGAACGCCGTCGGCATCACGGCCCGGCCGGTTTGCCCCTCGAACAGTTCGCGTGCGGTGGCGATCGCCCGGTCGAGTTCGGCCTCCAGGCCCGTCGTGCTGTTGAGCCTCAACTGATTGATCAGCTCCGCCCGTGTGATCGGTTCGGAGGCCGGCGGCGTGAGCACGGTGATCGGGTCGCGTCTGGGCATGCCGGTATGTACCAACGAAAAGAACCCCGGCGGATTGCCGGGGTTCTTTGCAAAGCGGGCGATGGATCAGGATCCGCTGCCGGCCGAGGAATCGAGTTGGATGCACGCGATCGTGTTGGCCGGCCCGAGGTAGGCACCGCCGAACGCCATGCCGCCCGTGTAGGCGACGTGTGGGTAGAACTTCTCGCGGAGCACGTCCACGCTCTGCCCCTCGACCAGGCGGAGCATGTAGAAGCCCGGGTGGAAGAACAGCACCGGCTTCTGGCTGTTGGCGAACGCCGGCATGTAGCTCGACGTGTAGACCGGGCGCCCGTGCAGGAAGCGGATCTCCGCACCTTGCTCGATGCCCGACGCGAAGAGCGTGTTGCCGTCCGAGTCGACCAGCTTCTGTTTCATCCGGGCCATGCCGCTGGAGCTGGTGAGCCAGATGCACTCGGAGCGGTACTGCTCGGGGACGGAGAAGTAGATCGCTTCGAACATCTCGGGCGTGAAGTCGTCCACCGCACCGCCGGAGTAGGCCGTCGCCGCGGCGATCAGTCCGTCCGGCATTGTGGTGCCCGTGCCGAGGATGATGTCACGCTCGATCCGCCGGGCGTGCGAGTTGGCGATCGCCTTCGCTACCTTGTCCTCCAGGGTGACCGCACTGTCGCGCAGCGCCTGCTTGGTGAGCTTGTGGTAGCCGCTGGTGATCTCGAAGGCCTTGATCACCTTGTTGGCCGTAGTGAGGTCCGCATCCGGGATCGTCGGCGAGACTTCGGTACCGCTCGACGCGGTGATGTAGGTCGAGATCAGCGAGGTGTCGTCGATCTTGAAGTAGGTCCGGTCGTTGCCGTCGCTGGTGGTTTCCGAATCGACCAACCCCACCAGAGCCGAGAAGTAGCCGATATACTCGGTCACCTTCTGGCTGTAGGTCGTCGGGATCAGTTCCGCGCCGGTGCCGGCGCCGCCCTTCGAGATCGTCCGGCGTTTGACGCGGTTCAGCGTCCCGCCGTAATCGCACTCGAACCGGGCGGACGACGAACCGATGTTGAAGCCGGCTTGCTGCGCCCGGTAGCGGGCGTCTGCCGAGTGGTCCGGTTCGTCGGTGAAGCTGCGGAGCCAGAGGCGCAACCCCTCGGCGCTGCCGGCCGCGGCCGCGGCTCGGGAGTGGTGCCCGGGTTTGACCGGGCCGGGCGGGGCCGGGGCGGGACGGGCGGGCGTGTTGCTGAGCGAGCGTTGCTGGGCGAGCCGTTCCTCGCGCTGCGCCCGGGTGAGTTCGCCGGCGAGCCGCTCGGCCTCGCCCAAAACGAAGTCCCAGCGGGCCTCTTCGTCCGCGGTGAGCTGGCCTTCGCGGCTGCGGGTCTGGAGCTGGTCCGCCTCGGCGATCATCGACATACGCTCGGCCGTGATCGTGGCGGAGGGCCGGGGGGCGCTGCCGGCGGTGCGTTGTTGCGGTGCCGGCGGACTGGCCGGGGCGGGCGGGCTCGCCGGCGTGCCGGCGGCGTTGCGGAACTGGACGGGCGGGTCGAGGATGATTCCGGTCATGCACGGTTCTCGTGAGGCAGGGGATTGGGAATCGACACACAGACAGCTTAACGATTTGTTTGAAGCTTCAACAACTGGAGGCGGCGATCGCGGTGCTTGTTGAGGTTCGATCGCACCGACACAACCGTACCGCCGTAGGCCGGCTTGTTGGTGAGGCAGACGTCCGTGAGGCGGACCTGGAGGACCTCGACCAGCGGCAACGCTCCCGCCTGTTGGGTCCGTTGCTCGCGGACGGTTCGGAAGGCGAACGAACAGCCCGGCAGCCGCCCGGCCTTGACGTCGTTCAGCACCGCGTTCGCGTTCGGCGTGTCGCCGAGGTAGCAGGAGCAGAAGAGCCCGCGGGCGTCCTCCTGGAGCATGAGCCCCGTGTCCAAGTCGGAGAACGCGGTCGAACGCTGGTGATCGACGCAGGCGTACACCGGATCACGGGCGGCGATAGCCGAGGCGAACGCCCCGGGCCTGATCACCTCGCGGAAGGCCGGGCCCTCGCTGGTGATGACGGTCTCGACGTTGAAGATCGCGGCGTAGAAGCACAACCGCCGCTCCCCTCGGAGCTCCGGGGCGGTGATCGTGGCGCGGATCGAGATCGGCGGTTCACTCGACCGGAATCGGATCGGTTGCATCGGGTACGCTCGGCGGGGTGGAATTTGGGACCGCGGCCGCGGCCGCCGGCGGAGTCGATCCGGCGGCGATCACATCGCCCCGGGCGTCGAGCTGCCACATGTTGGCCGGGTAGAGCGGGCGGTCGAGACCGGCAACGGCCGGCAGGTTGAGCCAACCCCGTTGTTCGCTCCGCAGCACCGAGCCGTTCATGATGCCGGTGTTCGCGACCTGGGCCTGTTGCACCGGGTCCCCGCGGAGGATCGCCTCGGTGAGGAATTCGGAGTAGACCTCGGAGCCCCGGCCGTGCACCTTCCAGTTCAACTCGAGTTCGATCAAGTCGAGCAGCGGCCGAACCGATCGCTGGTAGATCGCCACGTTGTCCGCGCCCAGGTTGGAGTAGGTGCCGCGGCTGAGGTCCCCCAGGGCGAGCGGGGATAGGTTCAGCCAGCGGCCGACGTCGCCGACGCTGGCACCCATGGCGGCGATCAGCTCTGCGTCCTTCGCATTGGAGTTGTCGAACGGGACGTACTCCCCGCCGTCGGCGATCACGGGGACCTTGCCCGCGGCCGCGGATCCGCGGTACTCCTCCATGAAGTACTTCTTGATTTCCTCGATCGCGTCCTTGTTGAGCTTGTTGGGGTACTTGAGGTAACCGCTCGGCCGCGCCCGGTTCTGGAAGTAGGCGCTCGCCGAGGTGAGGACCTCGCGGTGCAGCCCGAGGGATTCGCCCGCGAACCGCAAGAGCGGGACGCCCGCGATGCCGTCGAGGGAGAAGAGGAAGAGGTGAAGGACCTCGTCATCGAAGTAGACCGTCGGGCCGTCCGGCGTCCACACGTGGAACGCCTTGTTCCAATCCTCATCCACCGCGATGTTGAGCACGTGCTCGGCCTTGATCGGGTAGAGGCCGAGGAAGCGGCCGCCGAGCGTTCGCCGCACGTGGGTGAGTGAGTTCCCCGTGCCGAGGAACATGTCCTTGATCACCTGGTGGAAGAACACCGCACGGGACTGGGCCGGGTTCGGCCGGTAGCAGATCGTGTCCAGGAGATCCGCATCGCCCACCACTTCCCGGCCGTTGGCGTTGCGCTTGTAGGTCACCAAGGGGAGCGAGCCCACCACGTTCTGGTAAAGTCGCAGGCCGGACCAGAACGCCGAGATCGTGAGCGCCTGCTCGGCCGAGCTGACGGCCCCGGGCCGCGGTCGACCGAAGAACCCTTCGGGGACGCTCGACAGGGGGAACCAGCGGGACGCGCTGCGGAGGAAGGTTCGGAGCCGGGTTAGCATGCCGGTATTTAGAGGACGGCGAACGACGTTGCGCCGCCCGAGGCCTCGGCTTGGTTCTGCGCCTCGCCCAGGATCGTCTTCGCGATCGCGATCAGCAGAGCGTACATGGTGTCGATCTTGGCGGCGTTGTCGCCCCGCGGTTTCTGCGGCGCCAGGTATTCGCGGTGGTCAACCTTCGATTCCAAGTTCTGCGCCTGCCAAAGCAGGATCGGCTTCCCGTCGTGGACAAGCTTCCCGTCGTTCACCCATGCTTCGAGTCGACGCATCGGGCCGTCGAAGTACAGAGGGCCGGCGGGGTACTGCTCGGCCGGGTAGCCCTCGGCCTTGAGGATCAGGATCGTGTCCGAGGCCTCGCGCGGGTCGAATGCGAAGGTCCGCACCGTGCGGCGCTTCGCCAACTCGCGGAGGTAGACACGCACGTCCTCGAAGTCGATGATGTTGCCGTCGTGCACGGTCAATGATCCGTCCGCCTCGAAGAGCGTGTACTTCACTAGGTTCTGGGCTTCGTTCTTCTCGACGGCCGCGCGGCAGCAAAACGAATGGTGCTCGGCGTAGTACTTCCCGCCGTGGGGAGTGACGGAGACCACGCTCACAAGGTCGCGCGTCTGGGCCATGTCGATGCCGACGAACGCGTCGTGCCCGGAGAGATCAGGCCACTGATCGTGCGGCACGTGGCCGCGTATGAAGCTGTCCAGGTCGAGGAACTGATTGACCGAACTCACCCAGAGGTTCAACCGGTACTGGCGGAACTGGAGCTCCTCACGCTTGCTGAGCTTGGCACGTGCTGACCACGCGGCGGTTTCCTCGACCCCGACGGTGAGCCCGAGGGACGGGTTGGATTTCTGCCACACCGCGGGATCGTGGATGTCGTCCTCGGCGTCCGCGGCAAACAACACCGGGAAGAAATTCGGGTCCACGATCGTGCCGGCTTTGATGCCGCGGGCGTACTCCCAGAGTTCGAAGCCCTCGCTAGTGCGGTCGTGTCCGCTGGTGCTGATGCCGAAGAGCAGCGGTTGCCGGCGGGAGTCCATGCCCGTCTTCAGCGCCTCGTATGGCTTGTAGTCCTTCCAAAAACAGAACTCGTCCATCACCGCGCAGTGCGGCGGGTTGCCGAGCTTGCCCCAGCCTTCGTTGCTCAGGCCCTTGAGCATGCCGTTCTTCTTGGGGTATTCGATCTCCCGCGTGCTCGGCCGCGGCTTCAAAACCTCCAGCAATGCGGGCGATTGGCGTACGGAGTTGAGGACCTCGTTGTAAACGATCCCCGTCTGGTAGCCGGTGACTGCGGAGATCACGCAGTAGGATCCGGGCTCGCCGTCGGCGACCAGCATGTACAACGCGATGCAGGTTGCAATGAAGCTTTTGCCGTTCTGCCGCGGGATGAACAAGGAGCCGAAGCGGAACCGCCTCCGGCCGTCCGCCTTCTTCCAGCCGAAGAGCGTGCCCAGGAGATCGCGTTGCCAGGGCAGAAGGGTAACAGGCTTGTCGGCCGAGGGGCCGCGGGTCGGGACGACGTAGCGCTCGACGAACCGGATCACGCGATCCGCCGCCGACTGGTCGAACCAGCAGCCGGCGTCCACCGCGGCCCGGTCGCTCTTGGTGATGACCAGGTGATCGGGCACGGCCGCGGGCATGCCGGTATCTAGCCGCCGCGGGCGTGGTGCCGATCGTGGCAGGGAGAGCAGGCGCCGGTGAGGTTCTCGATCGCAGTGTTGCGGTTGTTCCCGTCGCGGTGGTGCATGTCTGTGGCGAACGCTTTGCCGCAGAACGTGCAGATGGGATTCGCGGCGAGGACCTGGAGCCGGAGCTTCTGGTGCTCGTAGCCGTAGCCCCGTGCTGCCGAACTGCCCCGGTACCGCGGCCGCGGCCGCTTGGCGATCGCCGGCTTGCTGCTGGTCATGTCGGGCATCAGAGGAACTCATTGTCCGTGGGCTTCGCCGCCGAGGTGGGTTCCATCTTCGAGGCGCGGGCGTCCCGGGGAAGCAGGCCGAACTGCTTGGCGAGAGCCTGGTAGTTCTTGTTCGCCTGGTTGAACTGGACCATCTCGCGGAAGTTGGTCGAGCCCGGCTCGAAGCTGGCGAGGGTCTGCACCATCGACCAGGTCTGGCAGAGAAGGACGAACGAATCGAGGCTGCGATCGGAGAGGATGCCAGCATCGGCGAGCCGATCGGCGTGCCGAGTCCAGAAGCCCAGGGCTTGCCCGGTGAGCGGGATCGGCGGTTCCATGCGGTTATTTAGGGCTCGGCACAAAACAATAAAAAGTTGCGGGCATTTTCGCGCGGGACACGGGCGGGTCAGGAGGGGGTCTCGGGCAAAGTCTGAGACCCCCCTCCCATCCATCATCAGCCAGCACTGACCCTCAGTGTGCCGTTGTCGTTCCACAAGGCCCCAATATCCAGGGGATCGCTGGTGGGCAGATTTTGCAGCCTGAGGGTTTGGAGACTGACATTTCCGTTTCCATCCGAGGAGAAAAGGCCGTTGTCGGTGTTCATCGCCGAACAATTCAAAGAACCATTGATGCTGAGGTTCCCAGCACCATCAGTCGAGATTGCCCCATTATCGAACACGCTGCCCCCGTCACCGACTGACAGATACCTGCAACCCACCCCACCGACGACACTGATCCCTCCTGCCATGTCGCTTGAAAGTCCATCGATCTGAGGCCCAGCAGGCCCTACCTCCCCAACCGGCCCCGTCTCGCCTGTGGGCCCCTTGATATTCACATGAACCGAATACGTACCCAAGGCTTTGTGATAGACATCACCGTTGGCCGAGTTGAGGTAGTAATCCCCGTTGACCCCAAGACTGTTGTGTGGAACCCCGTTGCCGGATCGCCAAATGGAACCAGGAGATCCAGCCGGGCCAGCCGGGCCGGTCGCACCCGTCGCACCAGTGGGACCGGCCGGCCCTGTGGCACCCGTCGCACCGGTCGGCCCGACGAAGAGGGTGTAACCTGCCACGCCCCATTGCGTGTCGGTGAAGACCAGAACCTTCGCACCTGTCGGCAGACTGGTGATCGGGATCGCATTGATAGGATCGAAATTCGGCATAGGCAAACTCACGCCAGGATCCAGGAGCCGTTCAGCACCGGGCACACGCCGGCAGCACTCACGACCCCTCGGCTCGTTCGACGGACCCTATAGGTCTCCGTCGCGTTGTATCCACCGTCGACGGGTTGCGTGGAGCCATTTGCCCACATGCAGCGATACAGACCGCCGGGAAGGGTGGTGTTGAGCGATTCACGCACGGCAATCTTCAAGGCGTTCACCTCGGCATAGGTCTCGGCGAAGATCTCGACTGTGATCGAGCCGGATTGCCAATCATTCCCGCCGAGGTCCTCGCCAGGCTGCTCATCAGAGAGCAGAAAGAAAACCCACGGCGTCGGCGTTTCATGATCGGGGATCTCCCCAGGGAAGATGCGATCGTGAACGATCGCGGCGACGGCCGCGGCTTCGCCGAGCTGCTGGCGGATTGCTTCCTCAATCGTCATTTCGCGTCCGCCTGGTCCAGGACGTTGCAGAGATCAGCCCCGGTGAGGTGCTGGTATCGCCGTGTCATCTGCGTATTGGTGTGGCCCATGATCGTCGCGAGGGTGTTGTCCCTCACGCCCTTCCGCGTCAGTTCGGTTGCACGCGTATGCCTCAGAGTGTAGCAGACGACACGCTCCCCGTCGCCGACGCTGAGGCCGGCCCGCTTGCGGGCCGCTGCCATGCGGAGCCGTAGAGTGTTCGCGCTGAGTGGCTCGGCAGGCTTCCCAGGCTGAGGGAATACCCACTCGCCGGCAGCTCGCCGGCGGAGGACCTCCAACAGCTTGGTTGCGGTCCTGGTCAACGGGATCTGGCGCACCGACACACCATCACGCCGCATGGCCTTGCCCTTGAAGTTGGTGAGCAGGATCTGCCGCTGTTCGGGTTGCACTTGATCCCATCGCAACTGCCGCAGCTCGCCAGGTCGAGCTGCCGTCTCCGCGGCGAGAGTGAGGTATTGACGGAAGCAGGGATCCGAGACCCTCAGCAGTGACCGGAATTCATCCGGCCTGAGGATGCGCGTGCGTTGACCAGTCGGCGGCACGCGTAACTTGGCGAACCGATTGGCGGGGATGAACTCCTCATCGAGAGCCCACTTCATGAGCCTCTTGATAGCTCTTGCAAAGTGGTTCGTGATTGTGACCGAAATCAGGTGGTGAGCCCGAAGTTCGGCAGCCGGGAACGAACCAGCAGCCGCGCGCAATTTGCGAAGCTGGAATGAGTAGAAGTCCCGCGTTGCAGGCTTCATCTGACCCATTTTGACCGCGATTTCGTTCTGAGCTTGGAAACTGTCTATCAGGAGAGATACCGTCAGCATGTCGGAAGCTTTGGGCGCTTTTCCGACGTTGTCCAT